TCTTGGACTTGTTGTTCTGTAAACTTTTCTTTTGTATGCGCCTTTTTGGTTAAGACGCCGTCTAGTGATTTTGCCATACTTTATTTAATCAAAAAAATAGACCCCGGAGGGTCTATTTGGCACTATCGGACAGAGTGCTAACTGCGACGAATTTTATCCGTTTAAAATTTTATTCAATGCTAACATCTGTTGTACAGATTCGTCTAATCTACCATCTTTTTCTGCACTTTTCAACATGTCAAACCGATCCCTGATTCCTGGAATACCTGGCTTAATTTTCTTGGCAGCATCCTTTTCACCTTGTGTAGGATTCTTAACATGCTTCATTGTGGTTTTTTCTTGATGACTAGCTTCTGCAACTTCTTTTTCTTTTTTGCTTAGTTTTTCAGTTTCACGACGAGCTTTATCACTTAGGTTAGTTACTTTGCCGCGGCCGCTTTTATTAGATTTTTTAGTCCATTCGCCCTCGTCTTTCCAACGAACTACATTGCCTTTGTCGTCTTTTTCTTCTGTACGTTCTTCTTTAATAGTATTATACAAACTCTGTAAACGTTCTGCAATTTGTTCGTGCATTGGATGGCGCATAGCATTTGTACCGGGAGCGCGGCTCACTGGGCTCAATTTTCCTTTACTATTCATATCGTCGCCGCTAAATGTTACAGCATCAACTCCGTGTACATGATGTCCGGCATCGCCGCTCATTGCGTTACCCCAGTGCTCGTTATCGTCGCCCATTACTTCGGCAACTTCTGTTTCTTCTGGCGGCATCGATAGTGGACTTTCTTCGCCGGCATCTGCCATTTCTTGTTCCATGTGGGCAAGCATATCTCCAATTAAAGGTTCTTCTTCGCCGCCTTTATCATGAGAAATGTGAGATGTTGGTTCTTCGCCTTTTTCAATATTGTGTAAAATATTCATTAGATCTCTTACGCCGCCTGCACCTGACCCGTTTATACTAACATTCATAGTAACATTGTCTTGTTGTTCTGGTGGATGACTTATTCCAGGTAGTCCTGGAGGACCGCCTATAATTTCAATGCCTTCGTCGATGGCATGCATTTTAGTTATTAAATCTTTTAAATTCATTATCTTGCTCCCTTTATTGGCTCTGGAATTTTATTTGTCTTGTTCCAATAGGGCTAGCATGTGCTTTCTCTACTGTTGTTTGTTTTGTTTTACGATATTCTTTAGCAATACCAGGAACACTGTCTGATAATATTGCGTCATTAACACCGGTATATTGTGTACCAGTGTGGCGAGGTTCTTTAGAAAGATCTGCTAAAAAACTCATTTTTTGATTTTCACTGGCTAAATTACTATGATTGCTAGGCTCTTGTTCTGTGCCGCCCACATTCACTCCAGAACGTTTATCATTTACATGATTGAGGTCGTGCTCTGCAACTTCGGCCACAGTCATTGCTTTAACTTCCGATAAAGATTTTCCTAACGCAGATGCAATTAAATCGCGCACTTGTGGACTTGTTGTTGGGTAATCTAGTGTCACATCATAAACAGACATTGATAAATTTTTATGTTCCGGAAACTCGGAATGGTGTACTTGTACAGGTGTACGTTTGCCCTCGCTGACAGCACCAACATGAAATTGTGCTAGTGCGGCTTTAATTTGGGCGGCGCAATCTTTTGGGCATTCGCCGACAATTTTTACTTTAAATTCGTAAATTTTCTTGCTTTCTGTTAAATATTCTTTAAATGATTTCATAGTGTGATCCCAGTATTGTATTTATTTCAAATTCTTTAATTTTTCAAGCAAACTATTGCGATCTGTAATAATAACACCGTCGCCCTGAAGTGTTACTCCGTCATCTGAACTGCTAGCATCTTGATCTAACTTTTGTTTTTTCAACTGGAGATCTATCATTTTTAGTTTTTTGTCTAATTTTTGTGATTTAGCGTCGATAGCATTTTTTAGCATACTTGCGGCAACTTCGAACAAACGACTGCTGTACCTGGCTTCTACATTCATACCTAAGTCCATAATATCTTCGTAGGCATCTGTTGCTTTCTTTGCTAGCTCGTCGAGCTCGGAATCCGCTAAATCTCCTAGACCCTTTACTTGGGGTAAAGCAGCCGATATTTTATCGTACTCGCTCATGTCGCGGATAAACGGCGCCGCAACTTCGGATTTAGTCTTTTCTTTTTCGTCCTGTTTTACAATTTTCTTGCTTTCAGGAAGATTTAATATTTCTTCAAGTTTCTTAGTCATAATATTACTTATACTTGGCTAAAGATATCATTTTCATTTAAGACACGGAATTTTATACCTTGTTGCTTACACCACAAATTTGCACTGGCCCATTTGGCTTGATTTTTAACAAACTGCGCTTGGTTATACTTATTTTTGCCAACACGTTCTAGAATAGTTTGACTAGCTGGTTTAATTTCAATAAGTTCGGTTAACATCTTACCCGATTTATCAACGTACTGTATGAAGAAGTCCGGTACATATACTGTATGTCTGCCAGTTAACGGATCTCTGTAAGGAATTTGTACAGCTTCACTTGCCCATTTTAGAATGCTTTTGTTGTTGTCGCAAAAATTCATAAAAGTTAATTCCCAACTAGACCTGTAAGTAGGCACCTTAGTACCTACGTACTTTTCTGGGTGTTTCATGTTAAATTTACCACGTGCAAATTTGCTAGGCATATTATACTAGTATGTTACGGCTTTCGTATGTGCTAGCTACTGGTTGAATTCTATAGCCTAAAAAGCTAGTTTTTGCACGGTGAGAATTTAGAACTTGTGCAACTACTTGGCTTAACTGTACATCTGTTAAACCTTTAAGTTTATCTATCAATGTTAATACATTAACATTTTCAGTGCGGGCCTGTGTTAATAAAACTATAGCTGTGCTTCTGGCACTAACCGTATCGAATCCTCTTTTTTGAAAAAATCCCACAGTGGCATCGATTTGCATTGCAGGAAAACTCATAGGTTTTGAAAAATAATTATTAAAAAATGTTTTAACATCCACCGAATTAGTCTGACTCGAAGTTTGGCTAGCCGATGGTAAATTTCCAGGTGTTATCATGTTAAATCCTTTTAGAAGTCCCAAGCACCGTCGCCACCGGAATCGCCCATAGATCCAGAGTCTGAACCTGCTGTCGGGCCAACGCCGTCGTCGCTAGAGGTTGCACTAACATTTCCGTCGGTATCGGTTGTTAATGTAGAACCATCATCAAATGTTTGTATGCTAGAACCATCATCAAATGTTTGTAAACCTGGCGTACCTGAAATATCGCTAGGAACCGAGCTAGTTATATCGCTGGCATTAGATGATCCTGGAAAACTAAATCCAGATAATGCGCCACTAATTGCGCCACCTATTGCAGATAGACCGCCCAACGCACCTATTGCTCCTACTGCTAAACCTGCTATACCTAATGCATTGCCTAAAGCCGAACTACCGGATCCTGCAATAGATTGTGAGTTTTGATAGCCATTGATGGTATTAATTGTATTATTAAGTATTCCCGGAGCAAGTCCTTCAAGATCTAATGCACGAACAAAACTAGGACTAATTACTGTAGGATCTGGATTAACACCGTGTAGGGTACTAGGAGTATTATCATAATGTACAATACCAAATCCTTCTGGTGCGCCAGCTTCAACAACTCCCTGATCATAGGATACTGCTTCGTATGCTATAACCATTGTAAATTCGTGTGCTGTTGTTTTAGACCAATCTAATCCATTACCGTCCCACGACTTGATAATTGGATTTATTAATTTTACACTAACGTACTCGTGACGAGCCATTTGTGAGATAACGATATAATTAAAAAATGGGTTTGTTGAGCCATTGTCTAAACCGTAAGGATGATTAATATAATTACTATTTTTAGTAGCAATCCTATCATATGACCCAACGGTGTTAGCACTGACTGGGTCTGCATAGTAATAACTATAATAATTTTGCCACATTTGATTTACCAACCCCATGTTGTCATCGTAAAATTTAATAGTTATATCGCCGGGATCGTGTCTATATTGTATTTTTTTATGTCTATTATACTGATTAACATCGTCTAATTTTATTTCAAATTTAGGCAAAGAAACAGATTTAGCTAACATATTAAGCTCATTACCGTACTTTGTATAAATGTTTGCATTTTTTAACGCCGCTACATTGATACTAAACGATACATGATGTTGAAAATCAAGTTTAGGAGCAAGCCTAAATTGTTGATCGGCAAACATTCTGGCGCCGTGTTGCCAGTCCTTGAGTATTTCTGTTTGACCATCGGGCCTAGAAATATTAGAAAATTTTAAGTCGGTGTTTGCAGTAAATGCCATAGTGTATTATTTATTTAAAAAATAATGTACGTAGTTAATGGTTTGTCATAATAAAACCCACCGAAGTGGGTTTTAATATTATTTGGTTACTGTATTTCCGCCTGGGAATGCCATTACTGCTTTTTGTGCGCCAAATGTGCCGCCAGCTGTTTGAATTGCGTTATCGAAAATAATACCTAATTCAATAACAACTGGTTCATTTGTCTTGTATGCAACCGCACCATAGCTAGCTTTTTGGATATAACAACCATAGCATGTCCATGATTCGAGCACTTTAGGAGTGAATGATCCATTGCCACCGTCTAACATGTCGATTTCCATGTTGAACTTGTAATCACCAGCAGATGCCGCAGAACTTTGTTCAAAGAAATCAAATTGTTTCTGCATCTGTTCGCCCACCATGCTAGTAACTTCACCGCTTGCGTTATCACGTAACTTAATAGTTATAGGACTCCACTTTGGTTTGCCAGCGTAGTGAATACGGCTGTTATAGATATCAATAGTTTGGTCTTCCATCTCAACTGTTGGACGCATTGCATCTTGAACTTGTTTTGTTAGTTCATTCACGCCCCCAGTGGTAACGCCAAAGTTTGCAAAGCTAACTCTGAATCTATATTGTAGCTTTGGCATCAACAAGCCTTGCGAGCTTGCTGATTGATCCGATGCTAACGGTACTGTAAAATTTGATAAGGCTGCGATTGACATTTATTTCTCCTGATTATTAACTTAGACTAGCGATAGCGCCAGTATTTTCCAATCTTAATGGAATGTAAATAAATTCCACAGCTTTAACTGGCTCGATTGCGATGTCTACGTGAAGTTCGTTCTTGTCGATTCTCGATGGAGTGTTATTGCTTGTATCACACACTACTAGAAAATCGTATAAAGCACGTTCTGCTGTCAATTCAATCATTAGTTTATCAACTTCATTCTTGATTTGAGTACGTGTAATCTTATCATTTGGTTCAAATATGTATGGTTTTGCCAATTGATTCAATTGATAACGTAAGTAGCAAACTAAACGTGCCACGTTAATGCGATCTAAACTGCTAGCAACTAGTTGACGTGTCTTCTGTCCATAAACAACTAGTCCAGTGCCTGCAATATATGTGATTGGATTAACATGTATTGAAGCCATTGTATCACGTTGTCCTGTGTTTAGAGCAACTGTACGGAATTCGCCAGTTTGCTTATCGACATAACCTACGCTACTTGCGTTTGTTACACCACCACGACGTACACCAGCTGGTGCGAACCATGGATAAGAAACATTGTCGCTTAGAGCAATTGTACGCAACATTATGTGGCTTGGAGGAACAACAATGTTATTGCCCATCAAGTCACTAGTATATCCCCATGGATAGTAAACAGCAGAATAAGGATCTGTAAAGATTAAGCCGTCTTCTCCGTCAATTGCGGCACCACCTGTGTTATTACCCCAATTACTTAATGTTGTAGCATCTGGTGTTAAACGAGCCGGAGCATCGTGTATGATAAACGCTGTTTGTCCATTGTCTGTATTCAACGCAACTAGTGCGCTGGCAGCTTCTAAATATCCTGGGCAAGCTAACAAGTTATAGATAACTGTATCTGGTTGACGAATATTTGTGTTGCTTTGAATAGTTGCTTCTAATGCTTTTAATACCACTGCACGTTGAGCAAAGCGTCCAAGTTGTGCAACACCGTGTGTGTTGTTTGGAGCGGCTGTCACCCAGCGATTTGTGTAATAGTTAGTCATCAATGTATTTTGATACATTGTGTTGTAAGTTTGTGTATTAACGTAACCAACTTCGTATTGTTTAACGTTAAAGTCACTGCGACGTGTGTTAAACAACAATGTTCCTTTTGGATACAATGCTGGGCTTACACAGTCAAAATCAACAAAGTTGCTGGTCAACAAGCTAGCAATACTACTTGGAGCATCACCTAATGTTACGCCACCATCTGCATTCCAACGTGCATCTGCGAAAACAATTCCTGCACTTGAAGTGTGATCTTGATTGTTAACACGTACCCACAATTTTGTTTGATAATTGTAAACATTAATATTTGGGAAGTCTTCTAAATTACTTGTGTTAATCCAAATGTCACCGTTAGCAAGAGCTTGGTTTGGATTTACTGAAGCACTACTTTGTACTGTTGGTTGTGTAGCACTAACAATAGGACCGTTAGGATCTGTTGATCCACCGCCTACTGCTTGTAACATTGCGGCTGCTGTAGTATCTTTGTATCCAACCCATGCAGACCCATTGTTTATCATAATGTCAAAATTGATAAGACTATTATTATACCATAATGTACCGTTTGCTGGGGTGTTTGTTGGGCTTGTTACACTTGATGATGCAAACGATGCGCCAGACCATAATGAAGCAATATATCCAGTGCCAGTTGGACCTGAATACCAGTTTGCAGTAGTTGTTAAACTAAACAATGTTGCTAACGGAGTATTAGTTCCGTCTGCGAATCTAATATCGCCGCCAGCTAAATGACTGATAACAATTGTCGGTGATGTCGATGTTCCACCCAATGTTGCTGTAATATTACTGTCTGTTACTACCGATTGGAATGCTGTTAAGAATGCGTTTGCATCGCTTGTTGCATTTCCGGTTGCACTAAATGTAACAGTTATTGGTGATGTTAAACTTGTGCTTCCAGTTTGACTTTCTTGGATTGTAAAGCTGTAAGTTTCGCTAGTAGCTGTACCGGTAATTAATGTACTTGCTACTGTTTGGCTTTGATTTACAGTATAGCTGATTGCGCCGGTTGGTGTCCCAGTTGCTGTTTGATTTAGCAAATAAGTACCAGTACCACCTGTACCAGATCCTAGTGCTCGGATATAACTGCCTGCTGTTACACCGCCGCCTGTTAGTACCTGTCCAACGCTAACGGTGCCAGCTGATACCGTTAGACTTATAACGTTGCTTAGTGTGTAAGTTATGCCAGTTGGTGTACCTGCCGTACTAACAATTGCCGCACCACCAATTGTGGTCAATGTAAATGTTGTAGTACCGTTTGTAGCACTGATAACATAAGTGGTTGGGCTAGAGTAACCACTAATACTGCCAGTACCACCGTATGTTCCTGAAATAGTCACTTGCATTCCAGTATACAATGTTGTTGTTGTACATTGGAATTGTCCGCCCGTTCCTGTAATAGTTACACCGCTTAATGTATTATTTGGGAATGTAGCTGTAAATGTTGCGCTATTAACTGTTAGGATAGATGTAGCAGGACTAGATGTAACACCTGTTCCTGTTAATACCATTCCGGCTGTATATGTACCAGTTACAGTTCCAGTTGGGGTAAACACTGTACCTGCTCCGGTGCCTGTACCGCTACCAATAATACCGGTTGCACTTGCTGTTGCAATTCCGCCGCCTGTGTAGAATGTGCTGTTAGCAATTGGAATTGACGTAATTGTAGTTGCACCTACTCCGGTACGTGTGTACAACTTAGTTCTGAAATAGCCGCCACTGTTGGTTAATCCCGTTGTTGTACCTGCTTCGCTATCATTGTACTTGGCATAAATTGTACCAAGTGGTAAGTTAATGCCGCCGCCTGTTGGGTCTAATGTAGCTAATGCTGAATGGCCGTTTGGAAATAGTTGTGTTGCTTGTGTGATCCATGAACTTGTTGCGGCATTATATTTCTTAACAAAATAGTTTGCTCCAAGATTAACACTAGTTGTTTTAATCCAAACGCTACCTGTTGGGTATCCGCTAGTAGGTGTGTATCCGTTACCGCCGCTAACTGGGCCATAATTGCTGTAAGCTGGAACACTAAAGTGTGGTGACATTTGAAAAGCTGGTGGGTTGTATGTACCAGCTGTTAAACCTAATGTAGTTAAACCTGTACCACTAATAGCAATAGCACCTGCAACAGCAGAACCGCTACCAGTTGTAGTACCGTTTGAATAAATTTGTAAATACCCGTTAATCACTGCGGCTGTTACACCTGTGATACTTGCACCATTAATTGCAGTTGCCAATGTCGATGGACTTGTTGAACTTGCACCAATGTTCGTTGTTCCGTTGATAGTTAATGAAACAGCCGCTGCCGACCATGAACTAGTTGTAGTTGTAGCTGTTATTGTTGCCCAGCTTTTAATCCAGCTTGGCGATCCAACTTCGACCCAAGTACCTGCGGCAGTATCTGTTTGATATTTTTTGAACCATAATTTAATTATACGAACAGTATCTGTGCTTGCAGAGTTGCCAGTTAATGCATAGTCACCTAATGCACCAAAACTTGACAATGGAGTGTAAGAACCATCCATTAACAATGTACTTGTTATATAAGATAAGTTGTTAATTGACCCTTGGTTTGTAAAAGTTTGACCACCTGAAGTAGTAGCAACTGCGGAGTTCCATTGGAAAATACCAAAGTTTGTATCTGCAATATCAAACCAGTATGCACCGTCGTTCGGCGAACTTGTTGGAATGTTTGCATTGCCGATTAGTTGTTTAGTATCCACATTAGCACGTACTACGTAAGCACGGTTGCTAACTCCTAAGAAGCTATAAGCGGCTTGAAGACCGTATTCGTTAACTTCGCTAGCATTGATAGGATTATTTTCTGCGTCGGTTTGGAAATAAGGAATACCAAATGTATTTCCTAAATCTTGCTGGCTTGTAAGCAAGTATACTCTTCCTGCATTTGCGGCTAGTGTCCCTGGTGCAATACCAGTTCCTGCCGAATTCATTTTGTTTGCTTGGCTAGCAACGATTAGCAAAGGTACAGTTCCGGGCGCCGCTGGAAGATAGAACGATTCGTCGATTACTGATACGCTTACGCCTGGTGAATTAAGTGTGGCCATTTATATGATCTCCATGATTACATGTTGTTCAAGTATTTATGGCATTTTGATTTTTTATAGTACTTAATAACCAAGAAAAGGCGCCAAAAAGGCTTATTTCTTTAAATAAGATTATGAGACCATTATGTAGTTGCGGCTTGCGGCCAGTAGCAGTTAATTATTATAAAAATAAAAAACCATATTACCGTAGCCAGTGCGGTGCATGCTTGCGGGGTGTAAAATTGCCAAGATGGCAAACTTCTGGCTACATTATGAAATCAACTTGCGACAAGTGCGGGTTTAAAAGCCCCCATAAAGAAATTTTTAACGTATTTCACGTAGACGGGGATTTAAATAACTGTCGAGTATCTAATCTCAAGACAGTGTGTGCAAACTGTCAGAGAGTCCTACATAAAGAGGGTGTTCGATGGCGGCAGGGGGACCTTGTACCAGATCTTTAACTTGGGCAAATAGTTCTGCAATAGTGCCGTCATTATCGAGAATTGCATCAAACTCTGTTCCAACCCAGCTCGTTTCGCTTGCATGAATTCCTTCAGTTTTCAACCAATCTTGAGCATTAATACTTCCTTTATTTGCTTGGATAGCAATGTCATACCAGTGTGGGCGAACTCCACGTTCTACACAAACAATCTTGCCACCTGCGGCTTTAATACTTTTAATTTCGTTAGGAAACCGACAATCAGAAATGACGATATTATCTTTGCTATTACGTAGTTTATTTTCCAAAGCCGCAATCCACATGTCATCGTGGAATCCTTGACGACATACTTCGGTGCCCCAGTATTGTAAGATCCAACGAGGAGTTAAATTGGGCATATTCAAACGCTCTGCCCACCATGGATCTACTTGTTCGCGCCATTCACGAGCACTAGTTGTACGGCCTTCTAGCATAGTTCTGTCCCACCCAAATACCGCCGACACAGCATCTTTTAAACTGTTGGCAAAACTTTCTCGTCGAAAACCATGGAAATTTGTAAGATAATCGGCAACAGTATCTTTGCCAGAACCAATAAAACCTCACACAGA